AACAACGGCCGTTGCCGTCGTTTCCGTATCGCCCTTGGAAACGAACTTGCCGTCAGGGCCGCGTGGACGCTCGACTGTCTCAGCCGGTGCCTCGCTAACCTCTACTGGCGTTTCGGCCTCTGGCGGCGCCTCTACGGCTGCCTCAGGGGCCGGTTCGTCATTCAGGATGTCTCCGATGCTTTGTTCCGTCATATACCCTCATCATCGCCCGTGAAGTCGGCGGCACTTTGATCGCCCGTGGGTCGGCGGCACCTTCAACGTCATCGCGACGTGGAAACTAAATCTGTGGCTGTTCGGACTGATGACCGGCTTTGAAGCCTTCGATCATCGGCTTAACCTGCTCATTCCCGGCTTTCGCCATGTTCAGAGCGGTCTTTGATTGCGTTTCTTCGACCTCGGCCTGGGCGCCGGCCAACTGGATTTGCTGGCCCTGCTGCTGCTCGGGGCTAGGACCCTGGCGAAGCATCTCGAGCAACTGTTCCTTGTTGCGGAACGATGATGCCTCAATCAGCACGTCAGGCGGAATCGGAATGGCTCCGGACGCCGCGGCCTGGAGCAATGCGTCGAACTGCTCGGCTGCGATCGTTGGAGTGTCGATGCCCTCGTCAATCGTGATATCCACGTCGAGCTCGGCAACCCCGTTCTCGACCGACACAACCTGTTGGGCCTGCGGTGACTGAGCGAACATCGCCAAGGCTTGAGCCTGTTCCGGGGCTTGTTCCTGGAACTGCTGATAGTTGGATTGATCGACGCCCATCTTTTGAGCGGCTAATTCCAACCCGGTGACGGGCCGGTTCAGTCCGACGAAGCGGACGTTCTTTTCGTTGTCCGTAACCCTGATCCAGCGCTCTTCGGTCCAGTGCTGCTGGATGCGCGCCCAAACCGAACGGTAAACGGCAAGGGAAAGACAGCGGATGCGATCAAGCAGGGTGGCCGATTCCAGCATCCCGCCCTGTTGCTGGGCGATGATCGCACGCCCCGACATGTCAGCTTCGTTCTTGCCGGCCATCGCCGCGTTGGGTCCGAGTAAGTCGATCTCGTTCTTGGCTTCCTGCAACAGCTGAAGGTTCGCCATCGCCATGTCGTTGGTCGGTAGTATCTCGACTTCGTTATGTTCGCCGACGAACACCCCTCGGGGATCGGACAATTCCTTGCGGATTTCCTCTGCGCTCATCCCAACGGATTGGGAAACGCGGATCTGGCGCTCGTTAATCAGATGGAGCGCCTTCGACCGGCGCTTGTTCACCTCATCCTGCGGGCCGATCATCGTCCGCACTTCGCCGTAGCGGTTGTTATCCCGATCGACGTAGAGGCTGACCGCCTTGATCGGGCACTCGGGCTTCTTGTCTTCATCCAAATATGGAGAAGGTTGTGGTTCGACCAGGAACCCGCCCTTGGTGAAGATGCAGAACGTCCACTCGCCGTCCTTGATGTAATACATCTCGACAACGCGGACGCGCTTGCGGGCTTTGTCCGCCCAGAGATGGTGCTTGGGCTTGTCGTCGTAGGTCTCGGAGACCTGAGCGGTGCTTAGCGTCGCCTCAAGCGCTTCCGCGCCTTCCGGGTATTTGCGCTTGAGCTCGTCTACGTCGCCCCAAATGACTAGCCCCTGGAATGACGCATCGGAAAAGTCGAACTCGCTCGAATGCGGATCGGCAAAGTGACGATCCCATGCAATCCGGCGAATGTCCGGGTCGATGCCCATCTTGGTCTGCTTGACGCCGACCATGATAATGCCCGTGCCCTCAATCGTGAGGTCTTTGAACGCTTCCGAACGCTTGTCGTCCCAGCGGGAGTCATCACACACATACCGAATTGCATCGGTGGCAGCGTGGGCGCTCTGCTCGTCCTGCGGGTTACGCGGAAAGGCTTTCGGGTCTTTGCGGGTTTGCTTCTCGAGGCCCGTGAGCGAATTGATCTTGCGCTTGATGCGGTTGTAGGTGACGACCGGCTGATTGCGGAGCTTGAGCGCGGCCTCCTCTTCCGAGGTCCACTGCTTCTCATCGAAATAATCGCGGTCGCGTTCCGCCTTGTCACGGGCTTCGCGGGTGGATTCCTCCGACTCCTCGAACATCTTGCACATTTTGGAGAGTTCGTCGCTCAAGGCCCCACTCTCCCATAATTCTCATAAGCCCGAGGGCGCCGGTAACGACGGTTGCGGGCGCGCCTTGAAATGGCCCTGAGCGAGTCCCGAGATGCCAGCCCGATCAAGACTGAACCTTGTCCCTCAAGAACGCCCGTGGCCGCGTGTGCGGTCGGATGAAGCGCCGCTCCGCTGATGCTGGAGTCTAGCCCAGCCAGGATGCCTGACGTTGCGTGAGCGCGAGTCCTTGCAGACGTTCCGCTAATCGCCGCGCCAGGGCCGGTTAACCCACCGCTACTTGCGAAAGCCCGGAACCTTGCGGCCGATCCGCTTAGGCTAGACCCTTGCCCCGCAAGAATGCCTGATGTCGTATGCTTCGCGTTGTAAACTGCTGTGCCGGATACGGAGCCGAGCTGCCCGGTCAGGGCTCCAGATGTAGCAAACGCCCGGAACCGTGTTGCCGCCCCTGATACCGAGCCCAATTGCCCGGTCAGGATTCCGCTTGTTCCATGAACGGCGACGTGAGCCGCCGCGCCTGAAACAGAGCCTATTTGACCAGTCAGTGTCCCGCTGGTCGGGTGAACCGCGATATGTGCGGCAGACCCGGCAACCGAGCCGATCTGCCCCGTTAAAACGCCAGTCGTCGCGTGAGTTACCGTCGCGGGTCGAAGCGCGACCGTTGCCGCGCACCAACTGTCGGCTACGTTATCGGTGCCGCCGGTCGCCGCAGCCGGATCGTAGGGGCCGCTCGACCAACCGCTATAATAGCCCGCGCCCGAATGAGTGAAGTCGCTCCCGTTTTGGATGAACGCGGTCAGCGCCGGTGACGGCGCGGTCCAATTGGTATTAGTCGTTTTCGACGCGGAGTAAGCGACGAAAATCCACGCTCCAGCTGTCGTCGGCGTGATCGCCGGAGGGTTGGCGAGGTTGCTATTCGTGCCGGTCGCAGTCGTGACCGCGACGTCCTCCGGCGTCGTCGTATCGACGCCTCGGAAGGCGAACACTTGTCCTATGAAGCGCGAGGACGAAAGCGTCGGCGTTGTAAAGCTAGTGTCGGGCGTGGCGCCCATAACCTTGCGCTGAACGACGAGGTTCGTGTCATTGTTGTCGTTGGCGTAGAGAGACGCCAGCGCGGTATAGCCACTGACCGCCATTGAGGCGGTGCTGTTCGACGTTTTTTGCCCTGTCGATAGAACGATATAAACAACGTCGTTCTGTTGCAGCGATGCGCCAAGGTCCGTGAGCGAGATTGAGTCGCCGCCACCGACCGTCGAATATGTGAAAGATTTAGAGCCGACTAAGGATACCGCCACGCCACACCCCTCTCTCCGGTGTTGCGGTAGTTAGGCGCTCAGTGCTGTGTAGGTCAGGGACGAGCAGGTTACGGTGTCGCCCGCCGCGATCGTCAGCCCGTTCGTCATGTTGATGTCCGAGGCCGAGGCCGCAACGGCACAGTGAATGACCACCGTTCCGCCGGAGGTCTCAAGCGTCGCAGTCGCTACCGCCGAAGCGTTTCCAGTGGCGTTGGTGTCGCTGCTAATCGCATTGGCCGTTGCCGTTCCCGACGACGAAGCGCCAAATGCGGTGGCCGAAAGGTTGAGCGTCGCAACCGCGGTTCCAGGAGAGCCCACAGTGCCGGTCAGACGGTATTTGAGCTTGCCCGACGCGCCGATCAGCGCGGTTACCGCGTCAGTCGCGGCGTTTCGAGCTGCCGTCGAGTGCGTTACCGCCATCGTCGCTTACCTTTCCAATCATTTCGTATGTCTCGACCTTGCCGGTCTTTGCGCGCTTGACCTCGATGGTGAACCGAAGCTCTCCGGGTGAACCTTGAAGACTTGCCATTTATAGGGTCTTCCATGAATCAGCGGGTGCTTTGTTGAACGCTTTTTCCCACTTGTCGCGGGGCGGTTTCGGGGCTTCGGCCTTGGGCTTCCACCCTGACCGCCGAAGCTCCTCGAGCGCGTATCGAAGCGCATCGATCGTGTGGTTATTCTTGTCTTCCAGCACGGGCAGGACTTCGTTGGTCTGCTGGTCGGTTTTGTAAGCGTAGAGCGTCAGCTCGTTGATGACGTTCTTGCACCGCGGATGAACCACGATGTCGAACGCCTTGAGGAACTGAACCCCGTCCTCGAGGCTGCCCTGGCCCTTCAATGCCGATGTGATCCTGAAGCCCTGCCGCTTCATGTAACTTACGGTTTCAGGGCGGGCGGAATCGGCGCGAATGAGAAACTTGCGGCTGCCGGCAAGCTTATCGAATAGCCTGGGCGTGTGGTCGATCTCACAACCGACCTCGACCGCCTCACCGTCAACGTAAAGCGTCCGTCCGTCGATCCAGCATCGAACAAGGGCGGTAGGATCGGTGGCAAATCCCCAATCGGCTCCGAACCGATGGATTGCGTCGGATGGCGTGTCGAACTCTGCGATCGTCCAGTTGCGGAACACCCGCGCTTCCGAGTTAAGCGAATAATGTCCGCCCCAGACATGAGCGAACTTGTCAGGATCGCGGCGAAGGTCGTCTTCAAGGTCGGTCCTCAGCTCTTGGGGAAGCCATGGGTTGTGCGTGTAATTGGCCTCGACCACGATCGCGTCGCTGGGCTTGTGATCGCCCCTCAACAGCACATCGACCGGATCGCTCGGCTTATTCGGGTTCCAGCTAAACCATAGTTCCGAACCCGGCTTGCGGATGGTGGGGCGGAGCAGGTCAAGACTTCGTTGACTCAGGCTCTGGGCTTCCTCGCACCAGGCTATGTCAAAACCCTCCAGCGACTTGATCGAATCCGCCGTGTGGTTCTGCATCCCCTGAAAGATGATGACTCCGCCCCCAGGGGTCTTGATCTCCGCTTCCAGCACTTCAAAACCGCTCACACCAAGCGAGCGTATCTTGTCCTCGACCAAGAGCTTGACCGAGTTCTTGAGGCTTTTCTGAACCTCGCGAACGCAGGCCGCTCTCGTCCCCGGATTAAGGACACATTGCTCAACCAATGTCTCGGCGAAGAAATGCGACTTGCCCGAGCCGCGGCCGCCGTGCGCCCCCTTGTATCGAGATGGTTTGAGCAGCGGGGCAAAAGCCCTAGCTGTCCTGATTTGCAGGATCGACAATGACCCGCTCGACTCTCTGAAGCGTCTCGACCGGCCCGCCGTCAGGGCCTTGCAGGGTTGTCGTCTGAAGCTTGGCGTGAACGTAAGGAGCTGCGGCTTTTGCTGCGTCTATGCGTTTCGCCTCATCGGCAGTCGGATCTTGATAAACCCCAGTCAGGTATTCGAGCGGAGTCAGGCCGGACGCCTTAACCGCCTCGACCTGTTCAATGGTCCGCCTGTTCGATGCGCCAGCGGGACGGCCAGCGCCGGGACGTTGACCGCCTCGCGCCATGTTTGATTTCCTTTGAAATTAAATCAGCGGGTTTGATTTCCCGGAACAATGCTTTTGCCAAAGCCTCGGCTGCTTTTCTCAGATCAGCCTCGTTCATTCATCACCGCTAAGCCGATCTCGAACCATTCGATACCGACCGATAAAATGAGCAGGCCAATCAGGATCGGAATGATGCTCAGGCCCATGATGAGAATGCCGGCCGGATTATTCATCCGGCAGCCCGAGCGCGATCTC